CGAAGTCGATCTACCAAGGGTACCTGTTGACTATCACTGATAGCCCCAAATGCACCGGCCAATGCCTGGTCTAGTTCACCGGCCACCCGGCTTACTTGGTACGCCGTGACCCGCTCACCTCTTGGTGTTGACTCACCCTCCATAAGCATGGTAGTGGCCAAGTCCTTGCGGATGCTGTCCCTAGTCATAACCACGGTGTTAAAATCCTGCATTTTGTCAACCCGCAGAACACCGACATCCATGATTTGCCCTGATTGAACCCTTGCGTTTATGACCGAGCCGCTTGATTGGGCCAGTTCCTCGTCTCTCACCTGACTGTTGTAGTCCTTAGCAAATAACATCTTGGATGAGATGGCTGCAAAGTCAAGGATGCTCATGGTCAACTCGTTCATTGACCTGACATCACCAAGGTTCAGTTCGACTATGCCCCTGCCATAGTGTTCTTGTGGGGCAAGCTCGTATGGGGTAGCAAAGAAGGGGGTAATCTTCTCCTCAGACTCAACAATGATTTTGTTGCGGACCTCTTGCTTAATGAGCCATGTCTTGGACACGGGCTGCCATTCAACCAGGGTGTATAGGTCCACCATCCGGTCGGTGTGGTTGTGCCCCAGAAGGTCCGCCTCACCATAGCCAGCCTTTGCCTGTTGTTCAGCTGTCAGGGTGAGCGGGTCTACCCGTTCCTTAATGATATGGAACTGGACCTCTCCACCTGAGTCGCGTTGTGTGACATACTGATCTCGGCGGAACACCTTGATTTTGTAGTCATCTGTAAGTTGTTCAAGGACATCGCCGGTAATAAGTAACTGGCTGAGTGCCGCCCGCTTGCGTGATCGGAACCCATTTCTCTTGCCGTTGCTTCTAGGCGTAGACTTGGACGATTCAAGAGTTGCCATCATTGCCATCTCGTGAATGAACAGCATCTGCTCAAACTTTTGAAGCACCTCTGGTGTCACCTCTGGATTGAATCGAAACTCTTGGCTTGGCCTGAGCTTAAAGAATGGTATGCCAACGGGGAACAGGCTAAGTAAGAGCTTCCCCTCTAGGTTGGTGGCTCCTCGACTGGCGAGGCTAGAGAATGGCTCTGGTAATTTCTGATTATCGTCGTGGCCCTTGGGTGGTAGCACCCATGGCTTAGTCAGTGATGAGCATAACCTAGCCCTATCTAGGATTTCCCACCGCTTGGAATCTTCTGATCGCCATCGACTCTCAATGGTGTTGTCTGTTCCCATCATCATGTGCTAGTTCATCAGCCCGCGTAGGGGCCAACGCCTTTTTTGGGCTTCGGTATTACCAACGATGATGCTGATCCCTTGCGTTTGCTTCCAGCTTTTCTTTCCGCCTCTGAAACACCATATTCCTCAAAGGGATTGAGATCAGCAGCTCTTGGTGGTGGTGGTGGCGGTGCCCCGCCTCCTCCTTTTCCGCCCATAAGCACAGCAATAATGGCCTCAATCAGAGGCAGGTGGTGGACTAGCATGTCGGTATTCCTTCGGTATTAGTTTACATTCTTCTATGAGGCAGCCATAGAGAGCCGCATCTACGATCTCTCCACTGGGTAGTTTCCATCCACGACGGAGTACGCCCTCTTTCGTAAAGCACATGCCTCGTAGCAGTCTTTCGTTGCGTTCGTATCCATCGATACACATGGCCGTCATTCGTTGGCAGCCCATCCAAACAAAGGCGTATTGGAAGCAGTATTTGTAGAAGCTGAGGTGAACAAACTTTGGATCTTCGATAGCAAGGTGGATAACTACGCTGTGTTTGTCGTAGTTCTCAAACACCATTCCACCCACAAGGTCACCATCAGGGTTCTCTACTCCCACAGCCTGGTAGTTCTCTCCGGCCTTGCCGTACCCGGCAGGGGAGTGCGCCCTTGGGGCAACCCACTTGCCGACCCTATCAGACTGGTCAGTTATCAGCTTTGACATCGGCAATCCTGATTAGTTCATCAACCAACGATCTGCGTCCAGCGAGGAAGTTTATTGTCGGGCACTGGTCAGCCGTAATAGGCTCATCGACCACTGCTTGTGGGTTTAGCCTGTCTAGCTGCTTGATTAGGTCCAGTGAAAATGTCGGTATTTGATTGGGTAGACCTTGTTCGTTGTCCATAGCCATGCCTTTTTAGCCAGCGGTACATGCCGCCAGCGGTTGTAACCCAGAAGGGGATCTGTACTCCTGCCCTAAGTAGCACGATTCGCGCTATCCCGGTCGAGTCACCCTTGTATCCCCAGAGCCCAAGTGTAAAATTTTTCACAACCGTTCGCCATGTCTTCGGAGGAGGATACCCCTCCCACTCCCACAGCCTAGAGTTTATCGACCCGCAGATAGGGAAACAATCATCCCATGTGCCATCTTCTAGGTATTCTACATGGGGGAGAAACAACACGCCATGCTTATTATCTACACATAAGACAGCGGATGTGTTAGCGACCATGATACTACTGGCACATCCAACCTTGGACATGGTAAGCCGCCGTGCCATTGTGGCCACCGGACCAGTGCTTCTGGAGAAGTAGACGGCGATTGGCCCTCGTTCGGTTGTAGTCATTATCTGTGTACCTCTAAGCGAAGAAGTATTTGGATGATAGCACATCGTCCAACACTAGGTTACCCGGTTGTGGTGGTGGAGGAAGGCTAATGTTAGGGTAGTTCGTAGACCATTCATCCCATAACTTGCCTAATAGACCACCCTTATGTATCTCAACAAACTTCTCTCTAAGTATCTGGTTTAGTGGGTCCATTGTCTCAGCGTGTGACCAGTATGCGTCATGGACAGCAGCGAAGGCGATGTCCCTGCTGTGGCACTCGGTTCCAGTCATAAACATATGTGACCCATCCCAAGAGTGGACCATGTTTGGTGATACCCCCAGCACTTGGCGGCTCGGGCTGACCTTCACCCCCTCCTTGCGGTAGGCCAGCGTGATCCTCTGGAGGCATGTCTTAATCGTGCATTTACCATAGTTCCTGTATGGCTGCACCACCGGCATACCAATGGGGTTCGTCCATTGGATGGGCTTATAGGGGCTATCCGCCACCATGAGACGACCGCAAGTATCAAGCCAATCAAAGATATGTTCAGCCTTGCCACACAACCCACCGATGGAGGAGAGAATTTCGTTGGCCAAGAACTGGGCTGTGCGGAACAACCTCCCCTTGGCAACAGGCAGATCCTTCAGCTCATCCATGACCTGTAGCCTTGCCCCAACCTTGGTTAGGCCATACCACCTAGTCATACAGGGCCGCTTGACCAGTGACCTCGACAGGAAGGGCATAGATTCGATAGCCAGCCTGTTGCCCTCATCGGCAGCCCTGCCTAGCCGGTGCGTCAGTACGTCAAGCACCTCAAGGTACATATCAGATGGGACATCACTCGGCACCAGATTGACAGCCGCCCCTGCAACCTCACATAAGCCCGCTGCACTCAGGTGCTGTAGTCCATTCATCGACCCATCAACTTGGCAGGGCATCTTAGCGCCCAGTGTTTCTGGGTATGCCAAGGCTAAGCAAGAGGCCAGGAATTGTGGTGGGTCATCTGCATCTAGCCACTCAGTGTTATTGATGGGGTCGCTTGCTACTGACTCAATCATCTTCATGTTGCTGGTGGCCCACTCAGCACGATCATCAAGGGGCTGCTTATCTAGGCCCCACATATTGCAAGCCTGAACCCGTAGCCAGTACCACCCCCGCTCCCCAACCTTGACGCTATTGCCCAGCGCCAGCATCGAGCGAGCAATCGAGTTGCTTTGTGGGTGCAGGTACAACGGGATGGGGTAAGCCCTACCCCTGAAACAAATTTGGTGACACAGCCAGAACCGTTCTTCCTTTGACATCGAGTTGGCTAGGCCCAGCTGGTGCATGAACTCCACTCGTTGACCACGAAGTTTATTGTTGTGGACATGGACCTCATGTGCTTCCGTCTTCCACTCTCGCCTTATGTCCTCATCCTCATCGATGCACGATGGCTTCGGTGGCATTGGTCTATTGTCTCGCCCTGGGATGCCAGCGACGTTGCCGCCCTGATCCCATAGAGTTTCCAATGCGTCAACAACCTTCGTGTTGATGCTCCACGACTGGCTGTTGATTTTGTTTAGGTGGTTATACAACTCACCACGCCGAGGAGAATTTGCTATCGCATCCTCTTGCTCCGGCGTTGGCTTAGATATGAGTGGTGTACGAACATGAATGTACCCACCCTCGCAGTCCTCAGACCAATCAAGTGGCGGGACTATTAGCGGTTGGTACCTTGGCCTAAGATGTTCCCTTACTGAATGCCCCTGCTCAATGGCGGCGAACACCTCGGCATCCATCCGCACGACACCCTTCTTCTGATTCTCACGCCATTGTTTTTCGTGATGGAACGCTGGCCTAAACTCCTCATTGTATGGGCCTGCCGATGCGCACTCGATCATCATGTGCATCAGCTTGGTGCCCAGCTGAACACAAACCTTCCTGTTCCATAGGTTCTGTGACAGTGTTTTCTTAGCCCACCAATTGATACGCTGGGTGTTCAGCCGCTTGAACTTCCTATCTAGATCCCTAAGACTTGCCCGCTCATTCGATTTCAACAGGTCCATGTGAATCTCTGCAATCACAGAAGACCCTATGGCATAGGCCATTCTTGGTACCAAGTCTCCGCCTGGCTCAGACATACAACGCCCAAGAACCTGGTGCATTGTGATGACGGCAACACGGTCGGGGTCTAGGCACAGCAACGCTGGTCCATATAGCCCACGGCCCAAGCCTTGTTCACCATCCCGTACTAGATCAGCCTCACCCTTGATGCACCAAGCGAGTGGCTCCATCCAGTGGATGAGCATTCTCTCGCAGGGCTTAAGTCCAGCCGCATCACCCCGCTCAACCGCATCCATAGCAAGGCGGCGATACCTAGCAACGCCGAGGTTGATTGCTTCTGTCTCTGATTCCTGTTGTCGCTGAAGTATAGACCCCTCAAGGACACCACTCTTAACCGTTGCCTTCGGTAGGCGGGTCGATTGTTTCATAGACCTTGAATCCCTTGCCAGATTTTTTAACTAGGTGTAGTGAGTGCCGC